CAATTCGATACTAGAAGCAAAAAGTTTAGATTCCTCTAGATTGAGGACAGGTCCGAATACATATTTACCAAGATCTGGGGTGGTTTTAATCTTAAGTGGAGCAGCTTCCATATTTTCGCTGTATCTCACCATCTCTCCGTTGTGTTCAAATTTGTAGTCATCTGACATAGTAACAAAATGGTAGTTAGGATCTCCTCCGTCTTTAACCATTTGCAAAGACATTTCTAAAGCTTTGCCTTCATTGACCTTATTTTTGAAATCAAATCTCTTATCTGATTTCTTCTTGTTTAATCCCTTTTCTTCCTTGTGTTTTTCCCAAGCATCAGAGAGACCTTGCATATACTCCTTCTGAGCTTTTTTATCGCCTTTGAATTTCTTATCAAATGGGCCAGAAACTCCTTGCTCCTTGTGGTATTTCTTAGAAAAATCAAGATAGGCATTACCTTCCTTAAGAGCCAACCTTTCGTTTAACTCGTTTCTTTTTTCTTTAACAACGGATGTGAACTTTTTGAACATTTTCTTTTTAATTATTTACAGGTTGCATAGCTGGATTAACCAGAGGAGAATTTGGATTTATTTCTCTTTCATAGTATAGGTTTGCCCTATTTCTTGCTATATCATCTAAAACTGGGTGTTCTCCTGGCTTAACCCCTCCTCTTTTATAGAGATCATCAACATGAGCTTCTAATTGGGTTTCGCTCTTGATAGTTGGGAGATCCTCTCTAACAAAATCCTCGTTGGTGTGTCTCATTAGTTCGAGATTGACATCGTCTCCTGATTTTCGTGTGAACTCATATTTAGTTGGGCCAAATATTCTTTTAAGAACCCCTGGAACAATAGTAGTTAAACCAAAAAGAAGTTCGTAACCAGTATTAAACCCTTCACCTCCAGGTCCTCTTTCCATTCTCCTTGATTGAGCAAGTTGTTTCCCAACCTCTGACATTCTAGATAATCTGTCCTCCATTCTACCAAAGAAATTACCTACTCTCCCTAGTACAGTAGGATTTTCAGAGACATTATATTCTTTGGCCCTCTGGTTATAATCTGGACTCATGTTGTGTCTTCTGAAGTAGATTTTCTCTTGTTCATTCAGACAGAATTTTTCATATAAAAGGATATTTTTCATGTCAGTCTTTAATGGTCTTTGAACTATATATCCAACCTTTAGATGGTGACCTCATAAGTCTTATACTCGAAATGTTCTCTTTTGTAAATATCGATCCTTTCCTTGGAATGCTTCATAAGATAGTTCTGCTTGCCATTCCATGAAAAATCATCCACGAAATCTACAACTACAACCTTGTCTTTATCTTTATGTAGTCTCATTCCCCTACCAAGGGTCTGTTTGATTAACACCTCAGATTTATAGGACTCGGTCAAGAAAATATTATGAATATTGTTGATGCTGATCCCAGTAGAAAGGGTTCCAAAAGAAGCAACCAGAATTCTATTGGTTCCTTCTTCCATTCTTTTAATAAAGATTTCTCTGTTGTTTGGGTCCGTGTCTCCATCGATATAATAGACCTCTTTTTCTGGAGATTTTTCCCTTAGAGAATCATAAATTCTCTTTCCGTATCCTTCGCCTACTGATTGGAATAGAACCAAAGAGTTCTTCGAAGTTCTGAGTATAAAGTCTACTATATAATTGAGTCTTTTTTCCGAGTTTATGACTAGCTTTCTTTCAATATTAAAAATCTCGTTTCCTTCAATTTCTGTTTTATTATCTTTTAGATTCCCTAGTTTTTCTTTTAGTTCTTCTTTCAACCAGTTCATCTTGACTATCTTGATCGATACTGGAGTAGCATAGTTATTATCAAATAGGAACTTAGGGGAAATCTCCATAATTAATGGACCCAGAAATTGCTGGATTGTAAGATACTCAGCAGAGTTCTTATTAGCCAAAGTACCTGAAAGCCCAAATCTCCAGATCGAATCCTTACACTTGGAAACAACTTTCTTGATTGAGTCACTTTTGGCCTGGTGACAATTACTTACTAAAATCCCGTTAGCAATATAGTTATGATTTTCTCCACTTTTAGAATCTATTCTCAAATTGTAAACATCCCCAGGATATTCAATTTTTTCTATCGATTTTATTTTCATATTTTATCATTTTTTCTATCAAATAAGATATTCTTTCCTCGTTAGGCTGACCGATTAGTAAATTTCTATCATAATTTTTGGATATCCACTCCTGTGTTATTATTTTATATGAATATGAATTATCCAAACACCATTTTTTGGCCTGAGTTATTTTTTCATCGTTTGTTTCTATTCTGGATTCTGGTTTTATTTCGTATATTATCTTATTATCAGAGTCGCAAAAATCCGTGATATACGTTCTATGAGTTCCCCTTCTACTATCGAAATACGGAATTCGAACAGTTTCATAATGTAAATGTGGATTCATAATCCAAAAATAAGCTTCCCATGACGATCTTACAAATTTTAGGTCTCCATCAACTTTAACTTTTATCTTACTATTGGCCCATGAATTTGTTATGTTCGGGGTGAAAGATCCATCTAGAATTCTTTTTTTAATCTTATTTGATATTTTCTCACCCATAGATTTTCTGGAAGTATCTGATATATTATGGAATGAGTTATTTCTTCCTTTTTGTTTCTCTCCAAAATCAAGATCAGCACACTTTCGACTACAAAAAGGTCTAAGAATCCATCTCCCAGAATCTCTAGACTTTAAATTATCGCATCCACTTCTTTCACATATTCCGTCATTTGGATCTATATAATGGAGAAGTGCTGTGATACCATCAATGTGCTCAGGTAGGGAAATATTGAAAAATTCCTTTAAATTAAGTAATGATCTTTTTTCCTTATTCTTAATATCTCGCATCCGATATTGAGTAATGAACTTCTTATTTTCGTGTATAATTTTAACTATTTTATTTTTTTCAATTTGATTGAGTTTCATGACCTTTTATTTTTATATATCCCATAGGTCATCAGATTCATTCAAATCTTCAACTCTTTTCCATTCTCCGGATTTCAGTCTTAATTTATGATTTCCCGTTACTTTTATAATTTTTCCATCCTCTGTTTCGATTTGATACATTTGAGAATTTTTAGAAAGGTTACGATAAACTAGATCCACTCTATTAATCTCAATTAATCCAGTTGATTCATTAACGGTCAAAACTTTATCATTTTCTTTGATTTCAGATATTTTTTTTACTTTTCTATCCTCCATGGTAATCATCGTTTCTGGATGTAAACATTCATCCACAAAAATAGCCTGAACATCA